GTACCCATCCGCTTTGATTTTCCACCCGGAATAGGGGGGGTATACCCTGGAATAGCTCTCATTTACGCAAAAATGAGCTGTACGGCCTGTCTGTGCTTTTCATGGTAAAGCTACACCCCAAAATCAAACGCCCCGCAAATGAGCGTTTAAGCGCCTGTTTCGCGATGGTACAAAAAAAGAGGCTACGAACAGATCATCTCTGCTCATAGCCCCAGTTGGCTGTCTCCGCTGTGCCAGTTCACAGCGTCACGACTTTGCGCTATTCTGTTTTCCTTCGGTGTGCCGCACCGATCGCTTGATCTCTACCACTACAATTTCGCCGCGAACCAACTTCACCTCGGCTGTATTGCCCTTGTGAAGGATCTGTGCTATCTGCTTATCGACTGCCGGTGTAAAGCTGATCGGCTGCAAGTTGCTCACTCCTTGTACTTGTCCGGAATTTCGATGCCGTACTTCCTCGCCGTCCTGCGCAGGAGGTCGCGCCCCTTTGCGGTCAATTCGTTTGTATTCCGGTCGTGGAGCTGATCGTGTACTGCATTGCACAGCGAGATCAGATTCCAGTCCGAGAACGCATACTCCGGAAATTCTTTTCGGGGGAAGATGTGATGCACCGTGTTTGCGGGAACTCTGCGACCGTACCGGAATGATTCTCGGCACAAGTAGCCATCCCGCCGCAGGATGGATGAACGCTTCTTCTTCCACTTCGTAGATAAATAAAAACTACTTGTTTTTTTCATAGTACACTTTTATAATTTTTCTGTCAATAGTTTTTGGAAAATCCGTGACAATGGACAAAATTATTTTTTATCCAGCATCCGGCGGAGAGCTGCATTCTCGGCTTTAAGCAGGGAAATTTGCTCCTTCTGCAAGTCGATGACCTTGCGTTTCGATTTCCGGTATCGTTCTTGCCGCAGCATGTTGATGTCTGAGTATGCTTTTGGCCTGCAATCATCACAGTATTTCTTTCGGATAAGAGAATAGAAATCGTCTATCATGTAGTTGCCGAGATATTTCCCACACATCATACAAAATCTATCGCCGCGCATAAGCACTCCCCTCCCCCGAATAAGTCACAAGGTTTGCGTTATAGTTTTCGTTTCGACGCAACTGTGCTATCTGATCCGCCAAGTCAACGATCTGCCGCTCAACTCTCGCGGCCTCTGCCGATACCATCCGGCGCATATCCTCGGACGTTGGACTGCAACCGTCAACAAAAAAATCGTACTGCCGATTCATGCCGCCTGATTCCCATGCGCACCGGAAGGACTTCACCAGTTCGTCCGGGCTGCACAGATCAATGTCAATCAGCATCCGGTTCAGCTCGTCAAGCCGCGCCTGTGCCTTCCCGATATCCCGGCAGAGCTTTTGCAACTGCCGGGATTCAAATACTGTCGGTGTAGTCCGTGCCGGTTGTGGCTTGAAGGTGTGGTAGATCGTCAAGAGAGACGCACCGACCGCGAGGAAAAACCCTGTCATGGTTTTGCCTCTTCTCTGTACTGCTCCGGCAGATCATCTGTCAAGCCGATCAGATAGTCAGCGGACACGCCGAGTACAACGGCGATCTTCCGGAGCGTTTCTGCATGCGGTGTTTTTCGGCGGTTGCAGATGTAATAAGAGATCGTTGACGGCTGGATGTTTGCCTTCCTGGCAAGGTCAGACTGTGACATGTCCGACTTGTAAAGCAGATACGTCAGCCGTGATGCAAAGACCTGCGCAGTCTTGTGTTTGTCAATATTCATCGTTTTCCCCTCCTGTTTTCGCTATTTGTATTTCGGCCACAGCTCCACGCCGCAGCGGGATGCGAGCTGCCTCGCCGCTTTGGTGAAGGTGTTGTTGCTTGCCACGATTGCCCGGGATGCGTGATAATACTGCCGTGCTGCGATCACTTCCTGCACAGCCTTGACGCCGACCGGCTTGTGATAGCATTTGCATTGCACAACACATTTCCGCATCCAGAAGTCACGGGCGATTATATCCGCTCCGAAGTCTCCTGACTTGCCGACATGATCGACCGACCAGAACCACGACCAGCGCATTTTGGCAGCGACACGCTTTTCATACTCCGTGCCGGTCATGCTTGTTTCTCCAATTTGTCAAGCGCACCAGACAGATACAAGCACATTGCCTCAATCACAACACAATTGATGTGCGTTTGTAAATCGTCAAAGCTAATAGCTTCGTCCGTGCTGTATCCGTCCTGCCCTGCTGTTTTCTGAATCATACCCTGCCGGATAGCGTCAAGGTTCTCTTTCAGCGCCGGAATGTTTGGCTTCTGGTATCCCCTCCGCAGGAAGTTCCACATCATATCAAGCTGCCCTTCGTCAAGGCATTTCATCGTTGGCTTTGCCATTTTCGCCCTCCTCGATATACCGCAGATAGCATTCCGCATGGTATCTTCTGCCGTCTGTGCAGATCACCGTGTCAGCGTGTTCGCTGATCGTGCTTTGGCAGTATGCGCATGTGGAGCTTTCTTCTTTCAGCTCAATCGCGCATCCGACACCAACCGCCAAGAAAAGAAGGATAATTCCGATAATCAACACCGTATTTTCGTTCACTCAGAATCCCTCCAATGTTTGTTGAGCCATTCGGCGCATTTCCTTGCAATTGCACCTGAGCTGAAGTACACGCCCGGGCACTTTGAATGCGACCAGCTATAATACAGGAACTCATTGCGCTTGCTATCAAAATGGACATCCCATTTTATCTCACTCATATCATCCCAGTTCGGAACATAATCCATATCCAGATACCACTTGCAATGCAGCATCATGGCAATGAGCTTGCACTTGTCAGCGAATTCTTGTGCATACTCTTTTGTGTGGAAGTAATTGAAATCATATGCGGTTCCGCTTGTTATGACTGGTGTTGATACCTCAAGAATATTATTGATATGCCACGCTTCCTCACCTGATGCTTTGAAAATCGGAAAATCCGGAATCTCCGGCTCATCCTGTGCCTCTGCAAGTTTCGATTTCAAATTCTGAATTTCGTCTTGCAGTCCGATCATCTGCTTTTCCGCAGATTCAAGCCGCTTTTCCAGTTCTTCTCTTGTCATTTCGTATTCCTCCTCTTGATTTCTTCGATCTCATGCCGCCGCATCAGGCCGTTACCGCAGCCCATACGCCCTTCCCGGCATCCGGTGCTACAGCACCCGCATCCGGCAGTTTCAAAGAGTGTCGGCGCTTCCCGATAACAGGCGGCAAGCATCAGCTCGGCAAGCTCCCGGATTTCCCATTGTGCGCGGTTGCAAGTCCGCAGCTCAAAGAAGTGCAGCAGCTCCCGCGCATTCATCGTGACTATGATCTTTGTGCATGCCGCATTCGGCAGGACGAAGCGGGCATCCTCTATTGCTCTTTTCTGCGCCTTCGACCGTGCGACCTTCGGCGGGTACTTATCGTATGCCGTGTATTCGGTGTAGTACCGCTCTTCGAGGTGTTCCGCTATCTGCCGGTATGCCGTGATAGCCGTATACATAGCTCCCTGAAACATGGCCTTTGCAGTTTCGTCAGCCTCGATCTCCGGAGGCGTGACGAACTCAAAGTCATTGATTTTTACATATCGCTGCGACTGCACGGAAAAAGATGCGATCCTGTGCCGTGTGATCTGTGCCAGCAGCGACCGGGAAACGCCGTCAATCGCGAATGTAAATGAGGCATGTTCCAGCGGGGAATCGTGGCCGATAACTGCAAGCCGTCTGCACATTCCCTGCGCGTCCTCCTGCGTCATGCTGTCCATAATCTCCGTTGCATCCGTGTCCGAGTAGCATAGCCGCCCGGCAGCGCCGACAAGCAGCTCCGGGCTTGCCGTGTGCGCGATCAGTTTTACCTTCATTGCTTCTCACTCCTTCCTCTTGCCGTCCATATTTGCACCGCAATACGGACAGAAAAACCATTCAAACTCTGCCGGACTTCCTACTTCAAGAGAAATTTCATTTCCACAGTTTGAACACATCCAGATGCCTTCGTCATCGTTTACGCATTTCCACTTGCCACGCATCACCGACTCCGCGTCAATCCTGTTCATATTCAGCACAATGCTGTACAGCTCGTCAACCAGATCCTTGACCTCCTCCGGCTTTGCCTGTTCGTACCATTCGAGGCTGTCCGCTTCCGGAAGGATCTCTGCAAACTTATACAGCACTTCGGCTCTGTCGATCAAATCCATCAAAGCACCTCCTTTTTCGCCATAGCTGCGACCTGGATCGTTTCACATGCAAGCCGGACTGCGATGCTGTAAAGCCCCTGAAAATCCCGGATTGCGTTTTCCGTATCGTCATCCTTGATATTTTCCCATGCCGTATGCAGCAATTCAGCGCATTCCTTCATTTCGTACTGTGCCTCTTCGACTTCTTCCAGCGTGACGGCATACTTCTCATGCAGGCTGTTATTCAATCCATGCAGCTTGATCGCTTCTTCCAGCTCCTTTTCAACGAGCTTTTCAACACCTTCACGAACTACGTTCATTCTTCATATCCTCCAATTCTTCCCGCAGTTTCAGATAGCATTCAACGGGGATCGTCTTTTGATTGCAGCACTTTGTAGCGGCTTCATCCATGAGTTTGCAAGCATAGTTTCTGTACCACTCTGCTTTTTTCAGATCGGTTTCCGCATCGCCTTTCAGCCCTGCCCTGTATTCGTACTTGTACGCATTCAGCATACAAAACCAGTAAACAGGTACTTCACCGTATTTCTCGATCATCTCGGAAATACATTCTTTGTGTCCTTCCTTCTGATAGTGGGAAGGATGGTTCACGTTGCCGCTCATTGCTTTACCTCCAATAAGTCCATCTGACCGTCAATCGGATTATCACGCTTTTTACGCTGAATCGGAACATTTGTATAATGCTTGCATTCCATTCCTCCATATCCGCCTGCGTATTCAAGTAGATCATCATACGGGAATTTTGAATTGTCGAATCTTGCCATTTCACATGCATTGAATATCCTGCATCTACCGTTCCGAAACCGTGTGCAACCCCTTTCACAGTTATTTTCGAGAAACCATTCATATTCTGTTCCATTGCAGAACATACGGGTGCATGGTATCGTTTTGCTCATGGCTTTACCTCCTCATTCATAAATGCGGCAATGCACTTTTTACAATTGCCCTCGGCCACTCTATGCCTAACACCAGCCATGGAATCGCCCAGAATATCCATGATGCAGATGTTTTCGCCATTATCATCAGACGAACCATAGAAATTTTCAATGTTCTCCTGCATCCTGCACAGCAAGTCATAAAGATTCGTGTGCAGGAGCTTTTCGCGGTTTGTCATTCTTCCAACTCCTCCAGATATTCTCCCCATTGCTCGGCGATTGCCGCAGCTATGCCGGGGAAGGTCTTAGATCGTTCTTTAGCGTGACCGCTGCCCATCTGCCATATAGCAGTACGTTCCTTTTCAGGTAATTTCATCATCTCACAATACACATTGTTCGTTTCTTGTAGCTTAGGCAGCCCTTTCAGCCACAAGCACGTTTTCTTCTGCTGCTTATGACCGAACTGATACGGATTTATGATCTGATCCGGTTTTCTGTACCGTGTAGACATGATACATACAGGGTTTTCAACAGCTACGTGTTCACAGTCTGCATTTATGAATTTCATGAAGAAATCAGCGGCTTGATCCTGCAAGCGCATCGGCTTTCTCCCTTCCTTGAACCACCTCATTCCGGATACTGCAAGATGTGTGCAAGGCGGATGCGCAATCAGCAAATCCCACTTGCCGACCTCATGAGTTACGCCGTCCATCGTTGTGAATGTCCCCCCTGTAAAATCGTCAGAACATCTCCCAAGATATGAAACTCCGGATGCCCTCCGGACGGCTCTTGCACATCGCAGCTATATGCTTCGTGCCCACGCTTGCGGAACTCGGTGCAGATGCGCTGTGATTCTTCACATGCAATCAGAATTTTCAGTGTTCTTTTCATTCTTCCTCCTCAAAAAATGACAGTTGGTTCGGGTCGGCTTCATCACCGATCCACCAACGGAAAACGGATTCGCCATCCGTCCAGTTGTAACGGTTCGGCTTGCCATCTCACCATCCTCCGGCACGAACGCCCGCAGCCGTTCGATCGCTGTTTTCTCTTTTTGCTTGTCCATTTCCCAAACACTCCTTATTGTACGTTTTCCAACATATCAAACAATGTCGGAAACTCTTGTTCTTCTTCTTCTGCCTTGCAATATCCTACTCCATCACGGAAATACTCATTGTTCAACTCGACCGCCATGCCGTACCGTTTCATTTTCATTGCAGTGAGAGGAACTGTGCCGATACCTCCGAACGGATCGAAAATCACATCGCCCTTGTTGCTGTATCTGTCAATCAGACGTTCCACAATGTCAAGCTGTAACGGGCATACATGAAGCGCCATGTCTCTGCGCCTCTGTTCTGCATTCAGTGTGCGCATTCTGAGAATGTCATCCCATACGGTATCATTCCATGAAGCAGGTGCAATTACCATGAACGTTGCAGGAAGTTTATTTTCACTGTCGAGCTTTTCAGCGAGTGCAACGTGCTCTTCATAGCTGTATACATGAGTCTTGCTGTATTCGCTGTATACCTTTTGCAGCTTGCTTACCGGGAACTGTTCAAGTTCTTCCTTACGGATCAGCCTGTCTCCGGAACTGCGCCAATACGCATGAGCATCAATCTGCCAACGCCCCCGGCTGTACTCCTGCTTTGATTTCTTCACAGGAACATCCGCATATGCCTTTCCTGTGTTTGTGGGGAGCTTACGGAACAGCAGAACATATTCAGGGCATCCGATACCCATCTTTGAGCCGTCCTTGCACTGCTCAGTCCATCCGAGCCTGTATGTCTGATTGTTTTCGCGTACAACATCGGTTGTGATCGTGATACGACCCATGTACCTGAAACCGTGCTTCATGTAATGCATAACCGTCAAATCTGAGAATGGGTCAACTGTCGGCATTCCGTCCCCTGTCGCATTTCCGAACATGATTCTGTCCTTTACATGAATCGCAGCGACTCTGCCGGGTTTCAGCACTCTAAGCAGGTTCGGTGTCAGATAATCCATCTGCTCAAAAAATCTGTCATTGTCCTCATTGTGCCCTAAGTCGTTGTAACTCGGTGTGTACTCGTAATGATTGCCAAACGGGATTGATGTGACGATTTCGTCAACACTGTTTTCCGGCATCTGTTCCAGTTCCAGAATGCAATCATTGTTGATATACTTGAAATTCTTGCCTTCTACTACCACTCTCTCAACTCCTATGCTTCGTTTCATCTTTTCCGAGATGCTGCCAACTGTTGCAAGGCCGTTCTTTCGGATGATCTGCGCCATCTTCTCGGCTTGATAATCGAACCGTTTCCACTTTTCAAGCAACTGTGTCAGAATCTCATCTTCTTCATCCATGTAGATGATATCGATCTGCACCTCTTCCGGCTGCAAGAAACGATAGATTCTATGCACTGCCTGAATGAAGTCGTTAAACTTGTAATCAATGCCAATAAAGATAGCGCGATGACAATGCCGCTGAAAATTACATCCGCTGCCAGACAGGATCTTTTTTGTTGCGAATAGCTTGATCTTGCCATCCGAGAAGTCAATGACCTTTTGCTCCCTTATGTCGTAATCCATGCTTCCCCAGATTGCAACGGATTCCGGGATCTGACGTTTGATTTCGTGCCGTTCCTCTTCGAGGTCGTGCCACAAGATGAAACTATCTTCCTGATTAGCGTCAATGATCTCTTTCGCCTTTGCGACTCTTTGAGCGATGCTTTCACGTTTGACCTTGCTTTCATCTTGTAAGCTGTTAGTAGGTTCAACAAACAACATAGCCTGTCCGTATTTGTCAACAGCCGCTTCATCTCTCCGAGTTTCAAGCCTGTGATAATTGATTTTCAGCGGTGGTAAATCATATCCGTCATCTGAATAGTTGGGATTAACATCTGACGGCTTGCCAACAAATACAGCCCAGCTTGACACCCACAGCCAGAATTCTTCTTCCTTGTGCGGATACAGCGTCAAATTATTTGCTTTCGTGCTGTCGCGCTGAAAGAATCTGGTCAATGCCTGCCCTGTATCCATTATTTCAAGATACCCGGCATAATGGATCAACTCTTTGTACTTGTTCGGGTCAGGCGTTGCAGTTGCAACCAGCTTGTAAGGGACTCCGTTGAATTTCGTCAGAAATTCTTGATATGTTTTACTTCCGAATGATCTCAGCACAGCTGCTTCATCCAAAGACGTGGCTTTGAAATATCTAACGTCGATATCACCATCACGAACACGTTCATAGTTTGTGATAAGGATATTGCCAGATGCGTCCTTGACCTCCTGCATGGTTCTCACATACTGCGGTGCATCGTATCCAAGAATATCAACAGCGTCTCTTGTGAATTCCTGCTTTACGCCAAGCGGAAGTATGATAAGTGCTTTTCCGCCTTCGTGGTCAATGACCTGCTTGCAGAACTCAACTTCCATGACCGTCTTGCCAAGTCCAAACTTTGCGAAAATTGCACGTCTGCCGCCACAAATCGCCCATGAAACAATATCTTTCTGGTGTGGCAACAGTGCCGAGTTCAGGTCTTCTGGACTCACTTCAAATCCTGTATCTTTAGCAATCGCCATTTTGGATTTAAGGAATTCCATGTATTTAGTTTCTTCCAATTTTCTCCTCCTCGTTCGTGAAAGCCTTTAGTAAGCGATTTCCGGCGTTCTAAAAATAGGGGTATACTTTACCGCTGAAACCTCGTCAGGGGCATTGTGGGCGATTCTCGTGGCTCTCAGCATGCTTCAAGCCTGTATCTTCTAAGAACTGGGCTGTTTTCGCTGTCGTAGTACGAAAGTAGCAGCTCCGGCTTGCCATCCGGGCAGATGATCTCCGCCTCGCAGTCAACCCCGTTTGCCGTGAGATAGTCCACGACCTCAACAGTGATTTCGATCACGTTGTCATCGTCTCCCCGGGTCTGGTAGAGCGTCCCCCTGCCGGTGTCGTACCGGTCGAGGATGTGCCGGATAAGATTTTCGGTTGCAAAAAACATCATTCTTCCTCCTCTCCCTGCAAGCTGTCAATCGCCGCAAATACCGGCCGCAAGCTCTGAAGCATAGCGTATTTGCGCTGGAATGCCTGCAACTCCATGAGCGCCTTTGCAAGCAAGGATTCGCGCTTGACCTCCACGGACATGATGTTTCCGGTGTTTTCGTAGCCGTCCGTTGCCGCCGTGATGAAGAATGCCCTGACCTGCTGCGGGGGCTTATCCTCTGCCGTTTCTGCCTTGATGCAGATGCAGTTGATAAGATGCCGCGCCTGCTGTTTGCGCCATTCCTCGGCGGCTGCTTCGTTGTCCCACTCGAAGGCATCGTGCAGCGGTGCATCCTCCGGGCGATTAGCGTCAACGACACGCTCCGCCGTCAAGCCGCCTGTGCGTTCGAGGGTTTCAAACTGCTGACCGGCTGCGTCAGCGTTTGCCTTGATTCTCGAACCAATCTTCCATTCGTAAACCATTTTCATCCTCCTTGTTTTGGTTTTTTTAGGCTTTTCCAAGCCTGCCATGCCTTGCCTCACCTATTCCGGCCGTACCAGGCCACGCCTTGCCAGCCATGCCGTGCCCTGCCCCCCGCTCCTGACCTAACCTTGCCAGCCTCACCAAACAACACCGTGCGCCGCCGAGACAAGCCTTGCCTGCCTCGCCCATGCATGCACCAACTATCCTAAACAAGCCATGCCTGCCTCACCGAGCCAGACCTTGCAGCACCGCGACCCTCCTAACCTTGCCAGCCGTGCCATGCCGTTCCTCACACAGCCCTGCCTTGACGCACCATGCCAGCCAAACCGCGCCTTTACGCGCCTGAGCCAACCCCGCCACGCCTGCCATGCCTCGCCATCCCGGAACACGCCTCAGCTAACCTTGACTTGCCTGCCATGCCGTGCCTCGCCTTACCGTGCCGTGACTGTCCGTGCCTTGCCTGCCATACCATACCCCGCGCAGCCATGCAACGCCTAACAAAACCGCAGCGCACCTAAACTGCCAAAATCAGCTTGTTGCAACATGGAACATGCCGAACTGCCCGTCACGCTCCGGCCTCCATTCACCAACGCCGCAGACCATACCGCCCGCATTCAGGATGTTCAGGATGTTTTCAAGCGAATACTGACCGTTGACGTTGTACTTGATGCGGAATGTAGTGCGCCAGTTCTTGAACTCGCCTCTGTACCGGATGTCCGCCGTACCCATGCCGATTTTTACCATATCCTCGCGCATTTCCGGCGTGTCGGACACGATCTCGGCCATGTCCCCGAAGTCGGATTCGATGAAGAACACGCCGCGCAGGCTCATTTTGTCCTTCGTCCAGCCCATGCGATAGGCCGCAGAGATTGCCGCCTGTTTGAATGCCGTGACCGGGAATCCGAACCGTGCGCCGTTCTGAATCGCCTGCACGAACAGCTCCTTGCAGTCATCTTCGTCCTTGCCTGCGGTGTTCGGCATACCGTCCAGCCAGTACATCGACTGAATGAAATCGTCAACCGGGTTCTTGACTTCCTTCTTCTTGCCCTTCGCCTTGCCCTGCTGTGCCTCCAGCATCATGCGCTTTGCCTTTTCGCTCCATGCATGCATAATCAGCGGGGTATCGCCGATCAGCGTTACTTCCACCGTGCTCATCTCGATGGGCTTGATTTCTACTGTCTCAATCTTCTTCGTTGCAGCCATTTTCTTTTCCTCCTGATTTTTTTGATTATTTTGATTGAATCCGGACTAAACATCCGGGACTATCCGTGTATATCTTCGACACACATAACAACGCAACCTGTGAATCGTCATGATATGCAAGGCCATTCAGCGCATCACAAATCGCCTTTGCCACGTTGTCAGCGTCCGGCTTTTTGGTCGGCCTGATCTCACCGGCAAGCATGCGCTCTGCCTTGACTTTGCTTGTGCTTTTCGGGATGCCGTACCCGGCAATGATCTTGACCGCGACCGGCACGCCTGCGGGAATCGGCTCTGCATCCGGGAATTCGGCGCGATACGCCTGCCGGACGGCCTGTTCATAGCTTGCCGTTCGCTCTGGCGTGTAAGCGTGTCCGGATCGTGTGAAGCGCGGCCTGCCTTTGCCGGTCGGCTCTCCGGGAATCATGAAAAATTTTATATCCTTCATTCCGTTGCTCCCTGCACAGCATTCCGCAGATCGTTCACGATTTCCCTGTATCTTTCCAGATAGCCGTGGATAGTCTCGATTTGCCCGTCTGCGCATTCCCTTGCAAGTGCGTCGTCAGCGGCAGCAATGAGCATTGCAGAAGTGCTCATGTAGTAGCCGATGAATCTGTCCGCTTCGATGATCTCGCCGGTCGGTTTTCGCGTTTTGAAGTCGATCTTTTCGCGCTTTTCACGCGCATAAAGCGTGAATTGCTTCCCGTCCACTTCAAAGAAATATCCGCCTGTGATTTTTACCATTCTCTCACCTCATTTTTCAACATATCGTTTTTAACGGCATTTTCACGTGATTTAAGCGGGGTTTGTTTTAGGGGTATAGTTTTACTACCCGACACCTGAAAACGCCATACAGAGCATTCTGAGCGCTATCAGACGTATTCAACCGCTTGACTTGTATTTGTTCCTGTATTTGCTCCACCTGTGAGCCGTCTCTTTGATCCTGACAGCCCGGTCAACTGAATCACGATCTGCAAGCGCCTGTTGTACCCGCTGCCGATGCTCCTTGATGTAGTCGGCGTTTCGCTTTGCTTCATACGCCTTCCATGCATCGCAATCCACACGGCAGTCCGGCGACCGCCTCGGGCAGTCTTTGGCGCATGGATGGTCACGTTTCATCGCGGAATTCCTCCCATGTCGGCATCCGGAGCGTCAGTTCGTCAAAGTCGATGCCGTATTTTTCGGACATGTGCGCCTTCACGCTGTTGAACGTGACATCTTTGCCCATCATTTCGCCGATCTCCGACAGACCGCAGACCCATTCATGAATTTGCTGGATTCGTTTCTTGCCGTATCCGTTGAGCGATAGCGCATAGAGCACAAGCGCTTCGGTGCTTCTGGCAATGCTCGGCGCATTGGCTGTCAATGCGTTATACGCGATTTCAAGGCGCTTTTCTTCGAGCTGCTTGTCAATCTCTGCCTGTGCCTTCCGGACTATGGCAGATGATGTGAACGATCTCATGAAGATCCTCCCTTCTGCAAGGCCGCTGTCTGGCACTCGCTGACAGCCGCCTTCATCGATCCTTCTGCGAGGGTGATCGGCAACGCTGAAAACACGTCATACTTGTGCGGCCTTGACTGGACGTTGCATGTCTGGCAGATGGCCACAAGTTCGGATTTGTAGTCCGTCTGCGCCCGTTTCACGAACCGGATTTCCGATCCGCAGACCGGGCATCGGCATTCGTATGACATGCGCAGATACAACGCCGCCGATTCTTCAAGGCTTACCTTCTTTTCATCCGGGGCTTGCATTTCCTGATCCATTGGAATCCTCCTCTCCGAAGTTGTTGACAAGTGAGAGATAGTCATTCATTGTTTGCTGCTCATCATCGCTCATGCCGCCTTTGTCCGTCCTTCGCGCTTCCCATCTGCGAACCGCCACCGCCAGAGGAAGCCGCCAGCCGGTCTTTTCGTTGTAATATGCAAAGCACTCGATCTCCGACTTGCTCCACTGATAACCGTTATCAGCCAAACATTCAACAATCTCTGATTCTGTGTGTCCTGTGTGTGAATCCTGTTCGCGCGCACGCGCGATATTAGAAACACTGTACACACTTGTATAAAAATCATTGTGTATTTTTTCAGTATCAGTCTCAGTATCAGTATCAGTATCAGTATCAGTTACAGTAACAGTATCAGCTTGTTTTGCTTGTTTTTTCAAGCATATGCTTGTTTTTGCTTCTTCGGTTTCGCCCTCCGGCTTCGGCTTTGCTGCGTTCTTGTTGCCTTTTGGAGCACCGCCTTTTTTCCCATATTCCGATCTTCTTCGGCATACATCTTCGTATTTTTCGGCGGCTGCATCTATCTGCGACCTGAACACCGAGAACAACACCGCCATTGCCAGATCATCGAATTTCGGCTCTGTGCCTTCGTCCGCATAGTCAAAGATAGCCTTGAAAAGCTGTCCTGCCTGCGCATCCGTAAGCAATGCAAGCTCCTTCTTCCGCTCGATGTAAAGCAGCACGGACTTCTTTTTTTTCATCCGCTCACCGCCTTAAAACGGTGCTTCGCCGTCTCCGATCGGTGCGAAATCATCCAGGAAGCTGTTACCGCCTCCGCCTCCTGCCGGATTTACCGCCGGATTGCTCTGCTGGTATCCGGAGTTGCCCTGCTGCTGATAGCCGGAGTTGTCCTGCTGCCGGTCGCCGCAGAAGTCTACCTTGTCGGCAGTAACGACATAGCTGTATACCTTGTTGCCGTTCTTGTCCGTGTAGTTATTGTTCTGGATGTTGCCCTCGATGAAGATCATCTTGCCCTTGCCGAACCACTTGCAGATGAATTCAGCGGTCTGCCGCCATGCGGTCACATCAATAAAATCCGCCTTCTTCTCGTCATCCTTGCTGTACCGGTCAACGGCCACGGAGAACCGGCACACGCTTGTCCCGGACTGCGTTTGTCTCAGCTCCGGATCTCTTGTCAGCCTGCCCATCAGAAATACCTTGTTTACGCTCATACCATACACCTTTCTGCGGCTATCTTCTCGCCGCTGTTTGTTTTTTGTAGTTGTGCCAATACCAGAAGAACAGCTCCATGATTTTCGCGGCAGATCGGCTCTTGTCCTTCACGAACTCCACTTGAAATCCGTACCTGTTGCCGCATTGCCACGCCCGGAGGGTTGCATATACGACAGCGCCGATATTCTTCACCTTCCGAGCCTGCGCCTGCATCTGACTGTCTGAAATCTCGTAAGACCTCAAATCATCCCATGATGCGCAGTTTTCAAGAAGCAATGTGCATTGTGTGGCATTGTGTCGAACCGTGTCGAACTCCTTCTCAATGCGCCCACGATCCGAAATCACATTGCCGTAAAGCTCCCCGACATTGGCCTTCCGTTCGATTACGCACGACCGGGAAAAGTCCTTTGCTTTGCCGCGCTTCTTGTCCTGCATGATAAAGCTATAATCGCCATAGTCCAGCTTGCTTTGCACCCAAGACACGCCCATTTTTTCAATGGCTTCTGTGATGTGCTTGTTCTGCTGCTCTCTGGTATCGACCAGAATCATCACATCGCGCATGAAATCGCGCTTTTCATCAGTCATTTGCGCTTGTCCATGCACTCGCGGCATCTTGCAACGCCGTCCGTGCTCTGTTGCAGAGCGTAGTTGTATACGTCTGCCGGTGTCCAGTGTTTGCCGGATGCAGCCGTGAAGGCCTCAAACGGCTTGCCGCACTCGCCGCATCTGTACTGCTGCTGTGCTGCCTGTTGCTGCTGTCCGCTTCCGCGCTTGCCGCCGCCCGTCTGCTCTGTATAAGCATCAGTGTCAGCGTCCTTTGTATCGTCAATGCAGAACAGTCCGTTCAGCGCATATTTTCGCGCATAGCTGGACGCTGTTCCGGTAATCTGGCTCTCATCCATGCCCTTCTTGCTTGCCGCTTCTCGGGCAAATGCCGTGACGGTCACGGCCTCGCCGCTCTCGGTGTCTGTGAGTGCCGCCGTTGCCTTGATATAAAAGCGATCCCCGACCGCCTGTACATCATCGGACAGCGTGAGCACCGTGCCGAACTCTGCGCACAGAGGCTTCACGGCCTCTATGATGTCCTCACAGCTCCGGTACTTATAGCCACCGAACTTGTTATACTGCCCCTTCGGCGCTTTAAGCACCTTCTGGATTTCCGCCAATTTACAGCGGATATTCTTCTGCTCCATCGTTTTCCTCCTTTTCGACCCGTTCAAGCGGACAGTGGTCACCGACAAAACGCTGCGGGAATGCGCATATCTCACCATTCAGGCCGCATGTGCTGTATGTTTTGCGGAAAAACTGGCACTGATAGCACGATATATCCGGGTTGCCGTGTTTATCGACCGGGAAACCGACCTCGACAGTTGCACGCCCGATCACATACCCGAACACGCCTGAATCAAAGTTAGGCATTTTTCAGATCCTCCAGATATGCGATGATGTTGTCAAGCTCTGCGCAGCCGAACGTGTGAAACATGGTTTTATTCCGCTCTTCGGTATCATCTTCGTACAGATGCACATACCATTTCCGGTGAGGTTCGATTTTGTAGTCGAATCCATTCTCATAGACGGTCACATCGAGATCAGAAACATGACCTGCGAAATGTACGAACACATCCGGATAGCCCTTTTCGTCTGGACTTTTGCGGATCGTCGAAACCTCCATAGCAAGCGCCATGATCCGCAGCACCTTTTCCTTGATTTCCCTTGCTTCCATTGTTTTCCTCCTTATTTCCTTATTTCGTGATTTTCGGATAGGCGATCCGCTTCAATGCACATTGTGCGCAGCAGATGCCTTCCTCGTCTTTGTAGAGATTTCCCGTGCCATCGTCCGGCTCTCCGCAGGTTTCGCAGCACAAGAACTCTTCCGCATCGTCAGGCGTGTGAACCGGCGCAGGGTAGGCAATCTTCATGATGCAGTCCGCGCACAGCTCGCCGTCCGGCGTATCATACAGCGCATCCCACCACCAATCAGAAAAGCCGCAGATTCGTCCGCATCTGTCGCACTCGTACTGAATGCTTGCCGGGATTCCGACCGATCTGTCTGCCTCGCTGTATAGCTGCATCTTCTTTTTCATCCTTTCCATCTGCGATTTTGCCGCACTCAGCTCGAAAAGCATCACACAGCGCTCTGCCGGATCGTTCGTTTCAAGCGCCTTGTGATAGCGCTCCTCGGCCTTCCGGTGCTTCGCCTTGATGATCTTCATGCGGAGCTGGTCTTTTTCAAAATTCGTCATGCTTCACATACTCCCTGAAAAGCTGTTCGCGGTCGAGCTGCTGTCTCCATGCCGCATCCATCACGGCATTGTAGTACATGCGCTGTTCCTGCACTTCTTCGTGAATCATTCGCTTGTGCTGACGCATTTCCTCACGATACCCGGCAAATGCCAGAGCCGCAACAGCTGCGCAGCACATCACTCCGACCCAGAACCAGAACATGCAAGCGCCTCCTCTTCTCTCTCTGCGATCCACCGCATCAGTAGCGGCTTGTAGATCTCATACTCCTTCTGCCGCATCTGGATGCACACCCCGAATGGATACACCCCGCACAGCAACCCGGCCTTGATCTTTTCCGGGCTTGTTTTCATTCCGTGCTCCCGCAGGATAGCGGCAGTTTCAGCCGGTGTCAGCGTTACGATCATCAGAATCCGCCTCCTTATCGTCCGCCATGTCCGCAGGACTGCACCGAAACACCTTGCACAGCCTGTACATTGTGTTCGTGTACGGCTTTGCCCGCCCCAGTTCGTAGGCACTGATAGCCATTCCGGAGACGTTGCACAGCCGTCCAAGCTCTTCCTGTGTCAGGCCTGCCAGCGTCCGGCGGTATCGCACCTTCTGCCCGAACGTCATACCCATGCATGCACCTCCCATCACTCAAGATCATCCTCCTTTGCCTCGATCACTTCCGCATGTTCGTATGCGTACTCGATCAGCCGGGATGCAATGTCCTGCTGTGAGCGGTTTGTGTCTCTGCACAAACTCATCACAAGCGCCATCGCTTTGCGGTTGACACGGACGCACTGTCCGCCATCGGACTTTGCGGAAGGATCAAACTTCGGAATGAGCAGTTTTTCCGTTTTCCTTGCCATGATCTCCCTCCTCGGTAAAATCGGGCTGTCCGGCAGCAGCCCGGTATGCTGAATACGGCTTGCAATTTTTTTGCCGGAGTGGGATGCGCGGGGCTTGAACCCGCAGCCGTCCGGTTATGAGCCGGGAGCGCTACCA